ACAGATGGTGTGTGTTTGTGATGAAGACGGTATCGTTTGTCATTACGACATCCCATTACAAAAATAAATACATAACAAATAGACCCCGCCTGAAATATGGCGGGGCTTTATGCCGTGATATAAGGAGAGTGTTACTAAGTGTCAATTTCTAAAATAGATTTAGCCACCGACGAGGAGTTTATTCTTGCGTATAATCAAAGTTCTAATTATACGGACATAGCTCGCAGTCTCGGATATGGTACATATATAAATGTTTCAGCTCGGAGAAAAATCAAAGACAGAATTCAACAGTTGGGACTTTCTTTATATCAATCAAAGTTAGAACTCACAGGCGCAACGAAAGGTGAGTTGTTTAACACAAGAGCTAATTATCAAAGTGCTCGTTCATCCATTAGAAAACACGCACAGCAAATATTTGAGAACAGCGACAAGGAAAAGTGTTGTGCGATATGCGGATACGATAAGCATTACGAAATAGCACACATTAAACCGGTGTCTGATTTCGAGGATGATGCACTTATAACTGAGATAAACTCGATAGATAATCTCATTGCGTTATGCCCAAATCATCATTGGGAATTTGATAATGGCTTATTAAATATAGGAATATAACCAGTTTGTCCTGCGATGTTCTTCGGACTCGTGGGCTTATATGGGGTCATCGTCTAATCGGATTAGGACATAGCCCTTTCAAGGCTATAATGATGGGTTCGAGCCCCTCTGACCTCACCACACGGAACTGTAGCTTAAGCGGTCTGAGCGTCGGACTGAAAATCCGAAGGATGAAGGTTCGACACCTTCCGGTTCCACCATTATATACACGGGTAGGTAGCGAAGTCTGGTTAAACGCACCTGACTGTAAATCAGGCTCCTCGGATACGGTGGTTCGAATCCACCCCTGCCCACCAATTATAAATTTAGGAGGTGACTTGCGATGGCAAGAAAAACTAAGATGAATTCTATTACATCACCCGAACTGCTTTCGCAGGTTAACAAGGATAATCAAACCTTATTAAGAGACTTCCTTGATTATTTGCGTGCAGTTCAAAGAAGCGAAACCACAATCAACGGATATGAGAATGATATCCAGATTGCTTGGGTTTGGTGCTTACAACATAACGACAATAAATTCTTCGTTGATTGGACAAAGAGAAATGTTCTCGCATATCAGAACTGGTTGCTCAACAGTAACGAAAACAGTCCTGCGAGAATCAGAAGACTCAAGGCGGCTCTCTCCTCTTTGAGTAACTATATCACTTCCGTTCTTGACGATGAATATCCAACATTCAGAAATATTATTTCCAAAGTTGAGAACCCTGTCAACCAACCTGTAAGAGAAAAGACAGTTTGGGAAGACGAGGAACTTGATGACTTACTCGAAGCTCTCACTTTAAGAAAAGATTACGAGAAGGCTTGTTATCTCGCTCTTGCTATGTATAGCGGACGAAGAAAGTCAGAGCTTTGTCGTTTTAAGGTAAGCGACTTTTCAGATGACAATCTTGTTTGCGAAGGAGCTCTCTGGAAGAGTAGTCCAATCAAGACAAAAGGTCGTGGCGGTGGTAAGTTTATACCTTGTTACACCCTCGCCAAAAAGTTCAGACCTTATCTGGAGCAGTGGCTTAATTACAGAGCCGAACACGGTATTGAAAGTGAGTGGCTGTTCCCGAATAAAAGTAACCCCGAGGAATATGTGAAGATTACGACTATCAATAGCTGGTCTAACACATTCAGTAGAATTGCGGGTAAACCTGCTTATATACATAGCTTAAGACATTACTTTACTACCAGCTTGGCAAAAGCCGGTATTCCTGATGGCGTAATCCAAAGCATAGTTGCTTGGGAGTCAAGCGATATGGTTCGTTTATATACAGACCTTGATGCAGATGAACAGATTGGAATGTACTTCAAAGACGGAGACATCTCTGTTCCTGAAAAGAAATCATTGGCTGATATGTAACCGAGACGAGTTAAAGGAGTGTTTTATGAATAAGAAGGATTTAATCAGTAAGGCCGCTGAGGTCTTGCGTAGTAATAACATAAGAAAACCTGTGTCCACACCTAAGCAGGTATTTCATATATCAGACGACGACGGAAACCAGAAGGATTTCGTTGTTAAGAAAACAGACAAGACGGTGTTATATAACACAGCCGATGTTGCGGCAATTCTTGACGCCTGCCTAAGTGTTGTCGAGGACGCTATCAAACACGGTGAAGAAGTCTCCATCCACGGATTTGGAACACTTGGGGTTCATCAGAGAGCCGCAAGAATGACCAAACATCCCGAGACTGGTGAGGCTGTAAAAGTCAATGCTCGATATGTTCCGAAGTTTTCTTTCGGCAACAATCTGAGAATGGCTGCAAAGGTTTATGAATTATCTCTCGATGATTTCAAAGACCTACCTCCTATACACCGTAGACTTGTTGAGGAGGCGGATGAATAATGGCTCTCGAAGTAGAATCCGCCAGAGCTGTATGCAGTAAGTGTGGTACTGACTATAGCAGACAAAAGGGATATTTTCCTGTGAGTTATGCCGTACTTCATAAAGGCGTAGGACATACTCATATTTGTAGAGATTGTATTGATGCAATCTATAACGGATATCTTTCTCAATGTAATAACGCAAAAGATGCGGTGAGACAGGTGTGTCGTAAACTCGACTTATACTGGAGTGAAAGTGTTTACCGTCAGGTAGAAAAGAAAAACACCACTCGTTCTATGATGACGCAGTATATGGCAAAAGTAAATTCTGTTACCTATGCCGGTAAGAGCTATGACGATACACTGTCCGAGGAAGGAACACTGTGGAACTTCGGTCAGAACATAGTTGCTGAACCCGAAGAAACATTTGATGATTTGTTTGACGAATCTGTTGACGCCGAAGATATTGAAATCTCAGAAGATGTTATCGCCTTCTGGGGGCCGGGGTACCCGCCTGAAATGTATGAGGCACTTGAACAGCGTCGTTCGTACTGGATGTCAAGACTTCCCGATACGGATATTGACATCGGTACCGAAGCTATCATCAGACAGATTTGTTCGCTTGAGCTTGATATCAACAGAGACCGTGCAGCTGGGCGCACGGTAGACAAGAGCATTGCAGCGTTAAATACTTTACTTGGTAGTGCAAGCTTAAAGCCTACGCAGAAAAAGGACGATGCGGATGCAGGAATCGACAACACACCTTTTGGTGTTTGGATTCAGCGTTGGGAAAATCAGCGTCCTATTCCAGAACCCGACCCGGAACTTGAAGATGTAGACGAGATTGTCAGATATATCAGTATTTGGTATTTCGGTCATCTGTGTAAGATGCTCGGAATTAAGAATACATATTGTAAACTGTACGAGGAAGAGCTCGCCAAGATGAGGATTGAGCGTCCTGAGTACGACGACGAAGATGATGAAACAATGTTCAATGACATCTTCGGTGCAAGTAACGACACAGACGACACACCAGAAACAGACGGTGACGATTGATGTCTCGTATAGCAAAGATTACAGAGGGTGCCGCACGGTGGTGTGCCTACTACCGCGCTAACCCGCACAGGTTTGCAAAAGATTATCTGCATCTGAACCTACACTTATTCCAGAAGATACTTATTATAATGATGAACTGGTCATCCACAACCGCCTTTATTGGTAGCCGTGGTATCGGTAAATCATTCTTAAGTGCAGTCTTTTGTGTTATCCGATGTATATTATACCCGGGTACCAAGATATGTATTGCTTCTGGTACAAGAGGTCAGAGTATAAATGTTCTGGAAAAAATTATGCTTGAGCTTAAGCCACTCTCTCCAGAGCTGGCTGCCGAAATCGATGAAAAGCAAACCCGAATAAATGGTACAAATGCCCAGATTGTATTCAAGAACTCTTCATATATAAAGGTTGTTACCGCTTCTGACTCGGCTCGTGGTAACCGTGCTAACCTTTTGTTACTTGATGAGTTCAGAATGATTGCTAAGGATGTCATCGATACAATTCTTCGTAAGTTCCTTACACAAAAAAGGATGCCGAGATATGAAGAACTTACAAAAGAAGAACGCAAAAAGGAATATGCAAAAGAAAAGAACAAAACAATGTACTTATCTTCTGCTTATTTCGTAGACCATTGGAGTTACCTCAAATGTACAGACACTTGTCAGTTTATGTTAGACGACTCGAAGCGTCAGTTTGTTTGTGGTCTGCCATATCAGTTATCTGTAACGGAGGGTCTGCTTGACGCAGAAACAGTTGCAGATGAAATGGCTGAAACAGACTTCAATGAGATTAAGTTTCAAATGGAATACGAAGCCCTCTGGTATGGTAACACCGACGGCTCATTCTTTGATTATAATTCTATTTCCAAAAACAGAAGGATTAAATATCCTATGTTGCCAGACAAGCTTGCGGCTAAGGTAAACAATTCTCAGAATGTTAAAATTCAACCCAAGCAAAACGGCGAAATCAGAATTCTTTCTGCGGATATCGCGTTAATGTCAAGTAGAAAAAATAACAACGACGCCACTGCGATATTCTTAAATCAATTACTTCCCACCAAAGCAGGACGATACACGAGCAACATTGTGTATGCCGATGCGTGTGAAGGATTGCGAACAGACGACCAAGCACTGCTCATCAGAAAACTTTTCGATGAGTATAGCTGCGACTATCTTGTACTGGATACAAGCGGTCTCGGTCTCGGTGTATATGACTGTCTCTCAAGAGATATCGTTGACCCAGAGACTGGAGAAATGTACCCTGCTATCTCCTGCTGTAACAATGCAGAAATGGCAGCAAGGTGTACAGTTATCGGTGCTGAGAAAGTTATCTGGGCTATCAAAGCCAGTGCACAGTTTAACTCTGATTGTGCTTTCTTATTAAGAGAAGCTTTCCGTAGTGGTCGTATCAGATTGCTTGCATCAGAGTATGAGGCAGAAGAGTCTCTGGGAGAACTGCGTGGATATAACTCATTATCTCCCGCAGAGCGTATGCAACTACAGTTACCTTACATCCACACAACTCTTCTTATTGATGAACTTACAAAGCTTCAGCACGAAGAGTCTGGCGGTAAGGTTAAGATATATGAGAAAACAGGGATGCGTAAAGACCGTTATTCCAGTTTATCATACAACTATTATGTGGCTATTCAGATTGAAAGTAAGTTAAGCAAGAAACAAAGTGTTAATGCTACATCTTCGGATGCTTTCGTTATTAAGCCACCAAGCTATCACGGAAAGGCGGTGAAAAATATAAATGGCAAAACACAAATCGCGAGCTGGTTATAATAAGCAACCAAACAAAAATGCTCAACCACAGAATCAGACACAAAGCAACTCTTCCAAATTACCTGAAGGTATGATTGGTATCTCAAGCAGGTTCGCTTTATTAAACCGACTTATCACAAGAGACCTTAACAACAATGTTAATACTCCTACATTTTCGTTATACTCTAAGGACGATATAACAACCTACCTTTCAAATCCTTATAAATATGAGAAGCAGCTTAGAAAAGCAGTCATTTATATCAATGGTGCGTCTCCTCATTTCAGAAGGCTTATCCAGTATTTCGCCGGACTTTCAGATTTATCGTATGTTGTATCTCCATATCGTATAGACCCGAAACACATAAACGAAAAGTCTGTTGCTCGTAACTACCGTAAAGTATTAAATACAATGTCGGCTATGAACATTAAGACTCAGGGGCCGAAGATACTGACGGTATGTTTGAGAGAAGATACATATTACGGAACTATGTGGGTAACAAATGACAGTATTACATTCCAACAGTTACCAAGTGATTACTGTGCTATCTCTACCATCGAGGGTAATGTTCTGAATGTTACATTCGACTTCTCATACTTTGACTCAAGAAAAGCTTTGCTTGAATACTATCCTGCAGAGTTTAAAACAAAATATGCGATTTATGAAAAGAATAAGACCAAAAGATGGATTGAGTTAGACTCTCCCACATCATTTGCTATTAAATGCACTGAAGATATTCTTGATTACTCTATACCACCGTTTGCGGGGCTCTTGAGAGAAATCTATGATATCGAGGATTATAAACAGTTGAAGCTCACTAAGACTGCACTTGAAAACTACGCAATGATTGTTATGGCTTTGCCTATGGACGAAGACGGTAGTTGGAAGATGGACTTAGATAAAGCAAAAGAGTTCTGGCGAAACCTTGACTCGGTTCTTCCTGAAGAGGTTGGCTCGGTGCTCTCTCCTATGGAGATTAAGAAGATAAGTTTTGAACGCTCAAATACCGGCGACACAAACACTATTGCAGATGCCGAACAAAATATGTTCACGGCGGCAGGTGTATCTTCTTTATTATTTAATAACGAAAAGGCTTCAGCTAATGCGTTGTCGCTTTCTATCAAAGCAGACCAAGCCGTTACTTACGGTATCGTAAAAAGCATTGAGAATGTAGTTAACAGATTTATTCAGTCTCAGGGTTATGGTAAGAACTTCAAGGTAACATTCCTTGATGTATCTCCTTATAACAGAAAAGAGGCTGGCGAAGCATACCTCAAGGCGTGTCAGTATGGTGTGCCTATGGTGTCCTATTACTGTGCTTCTCAAGGTCTTGGACAGGCTGAGATGGATTGTATGAACTTCTTGGAAAATGAAATCCTTGATATTAAATCTACTTTCATTCCTCTTCAAAGTTCGTCCACTCAAAGTTCTCCCGGCATTGCTTCCGACGATGGAGGCAGTCCCGAGAAAGAAATCGAAGATTTGTCTGACAGCGGCGAACAATCCCGTGAACAGGGTTCAGATTGGGGTTGATAATTTATGAAGAGTAAATTCATATATGTATTCGGCGAAGAATCCAGAGATGTATTACTTGCCAATGAATACAAGCTTTTGAAAAGCGACACAAAAAATAATATCTATGTGTTTGAGAACAAATCCGAAACGAAACTCTCATTTGAAAAAATGGATTACGCACTTTCGGATACTCTAACATTCTAACTCCGTATGAACACTCATACGGGGTTTTTGATTTATGAGGAGGTTATCGATGAACAATAAGGTTTTAAACTTAACATTCGCATCATCTATAACCAATTTGTGTGAGGTTAACTCGTCCTTCGACTCTGGTATTTTGAGGATTGCCTACACAGGCGAAAACAGAAATGGCAGTGCTATTTCAAAAGAAGTTTTCGAGAGATGTGTAAAGACAATCTTCAACTGCCCGATTGTATGTAACTACGACAGAGAGTCTGATACTCTCGGCGGACACGATATGGAAGTTGTAAGAGAAAAAGACGGCGGTCTGATTCTTGTTAATATCACAACTCCAGTTGGTTGTATCCCCGAAAGTGCAAAGGTTTTCTGGGAAGATGTTACCGAAGAAGACGGAACTGTACACGAATACTTATGTGCCGAAGCATTGCTTTGGAAAAGACAGGAAGCCTATCGCAAGATTAAGAAAGACGGTATCGTCGCTCACAGTATGGAGATAACCGTTAAAGACGGTGAGACTATCGACGGTGTATACCATATCAAAGATTTTGAGTTTACGGCGTTCGCTCTTATTGGAGTAGAACCTTGCTTTGAATCTTCTTCTCTTGAGATGTTCTCAAAGAGAGATTTCAAAGAACAGCTTTCTGAGATGATGCTTGAGCTAAAGGAAAGTTTTAATCTGGTCAAAGCCTCGGATAACGGGGATGACAATACAAATTTACAAAATCACTCGATGGAAGGAGGAGAACAGGTATTGGATAAAAATGAGTTAATCGCAAAATACGGAATCGATGTTGAAGCTTTAGATTTCTCTATCGAAGACTTTACTGTCGAAGAACTTGAAGAAAAATTTAAAGCTATGCAGACTGCTGACCCCGAGGGAGAACCTGCGGCTGAACCCGCTGGCGAACCTACTGCTGACAATTCTGGCGAGGGCGGTGCAGACAATTTCGCTTTAATAAGCAATATTGTTGATGAAATTTATCGCGCTCTTGACGCAATTACAGTTCAGAGAGACTGGGGCGAGTGCAACAGATACTGGTTCGTTGATTGTGACTTGGAGGCAAACGAAGTTTATGTTTGGGATACAAACGACTGGTTACTCTATGGTTTCACTTTCACAATGGACGGAGACACAGTAAACATTGATTTCGACAGCAAGACACGCAAGAAATATGTGATTGCTGACTTTGATGAAGGCGAACAGGCTTCGCCATTCGCAACAGTGTTTGCTCAGATGGAACAGAGAATTCAGGACAATGCCGAGTGGGAAGCAAAATACCAGACTGCCTCCGACACGATTGCGTCTATGGAGACTGAACTTGATGAGCTTCGTAAGTTCAAAACAGAAACAGAAAACACTGCTGCACAAAACGAACGCGATGAAGTATTTGCACAGTTCGAAGACTTAGCAGGTGTCGAAGCGTTTGAAGCACTCAGAGATGCTTGTGCCGACTACGATGTTGAAACACTTGAAGAAAAGTGCTACGCAATCAGAGGCAGACAGGCTGCTATCTCTGGAAAATTTTCACTTGAACCTAAGACTCCCAAGTTAAAGGTTGAACACGAACACACAGAAAATGCACCTTACGGTGGCTTGTTCGAGAAGTATGGCTTCTCGGCTGAAAACTAATTTATAAGGAGGATTCTATATTATGGCATACGGAATTGTAAGAACCGACAATATGTACGGTACAGATGTTAGAGCTGCTCTCGTTTCTATCAAGTATATGGGCGCAGACGGCGATACACCTACTGCTATTGAAAACGGTAGTGTATTAAAAGTTGGCGCTCTTATCGAAGGTGAGCGCGAAATCTATGTTGGTGGCGCAGTTGCTGCTGACGACAATGTAGAAGATGTTGTACTCGTTGCTTCTCCCGAAGTTATGTACGACGAAAGAAAGAAGAACCTTGATGAATACATCAATGTTGCAGGTAAGGCTTGCCGTGGTTATCACATCCACAGCGGTGACATTTTCTCTGTAACTAAGGAAGTTCTTGCAGGCGTAACAACTCCTGCTGTTGGTGACACAGTTGAGCTTGCTGCTGGTACAAAATTAAATGTTGCAAAAACAGCTACTGAAGGTTCTACAGTTGTAGGTACCATTATCGCCGTTGATGTTGTTGGTAGATATACATACTACGCAATCAAGGCTAACTAATTTAAAAGGAGGATTATGCAATGAGCGAAATTAAAGATATTGTAAAAGTTGCCGTTGACGCATACAGAGGCAATGTTGAAAAATATTCTGTTGGTCAGTCTCAGGACTTGCTCAGACAGGCTCTTATCGAAGCAAACGGCGGAAGCACCGTTTTAGACTACAAGAAGATTCGTGACGGCAAGTGTGCTGGTCTCTTTACACTTCTCGAAGAAATTCTCAGCAAGACAGTTATTGAAGGTCTTCAGGGTGACGAATACTTCAACGCACTTGTTGACTTCAGAAATGTAGCTGAAGGCGACCAGAACATCTTCGTTGTTGAAGACAGCGAACTCTTCGTTGTTTCTGAAGCTGCTGATGGTACTCAGGGTATCCGCAGACAGAGACTCGGCGGAGTAAGCGAAACTTCTATTCCTACATCTCTCAAGGTTGTAAGAATTTATGAAGAACTTAATCGCGTACTCGCAGGCCGTGTTGACTTCAACACATTCATCAATAAGGTTGCTGAGTCTTTCAGACAGAAGCTCTTAAACGATGTTTACACTCTCTGGAGTGGTGCAACTGCTGAACAGCTCGGCGGTGTTACATACTTCCCTGTAGCTGGTGCTTATGATGAGGACGACCTCTTAGACCTCATCTCTCATGTTGAAGCTGCAGCTGGTGGCAAGACTGCTACTATCGTAGGTACAAAGAAAGCTATCAGAAACCTTAAGGCTTCTATCGAAAGTGACGGTGCTAAGGACGACCTCTACAACCTTGGTTACTACGGTAAGTTCTACGGAACTCCTGTAGTTGTAACTCCTCAGAGACACAAGGTTGGTTCTACAGAGTTCGTTATGGACGACGATGTAATCACAATCATCGCTGGTGACGATAAGCCTATCAAGGTTGTTTACGAAGGTAATCCTATCGTTCTTATGGGCGACCCGATGAACAACGCTGACTTCACTCAGGAATATCTCTACGGTGAAAAGTACGGTATGGGTATCGTTCTTGCTGGCGGTAACGCTGGTATCGGCCGTTACGAAATGGCTTAATCAAAACTACTAAATTGCGTGGGGCATTACGCCCCCGCAATTTTTTGAATGAAAGGATAAGGTAATACTATGGCTACAAAAAATACAACTAACAAATCTTCGGCAAAGGCAACGACTAAAGTAATGGAACCCAAAGAGGCTCCCGTAGAAAACAAGCCACTTGTGGCAAAAGATATTGATGTTCATCAGTATGTTACAGTCCGCAACGGCTTTCAGGGCAAGCTTGTTTATGTAAGCCCGAAGACAGGAGAACATTTTGTCTGGGACGGTTTCGGCACAGAGCAGGAAATGGAATTGCTTGAGCTTCGTAATGCGAAGAACTCAGCTAAGAAGTTTTTCCAGAACAACTGGTTTATGTTTGATGAAGACTGGATTGTTGACTATCTTGGTCTCAAACACTTCTACAAACACGCAATTAAGATTGAGGACTTCGATAAGATTTTCGAAATGTCCCCTGCCGAAATCAAAAACACAGTTACAGCTCTTTCTGATGGACAGAAGAAGTCTGTTGCTTACAGAGCAAAGATGTTAATCGCCGAAGGCGAAATCGATTCCAATAAGGCAATTAACGCTCTCGAAGAGGCGCTTGGAGTTGAACTCATTGAAAGATAAGGAGGCTGCGTATGGGTGTTCCTTATGATGTGTTCGCCGGAGCCTTTCTGGCGAAAATTTCAGAATACAGTTTTCTTTCTCTTGCAGAAGAAGACAGAACCGAAATGGTTGACGGCTTTATGAAAAGAGCTCTGAGTGCTTTCCGTAAGAATTGTAAGTACGATTTGTTCACGACTGGAAATGATACAACAAGAACTTTTTCAGTTGATATACCCGAGGCTGACCTGACCGAGATTGCAGATATTGTATCTGAGGGTATGGTTAGTCAGTGGCTTAAGCCGTATGTAAACAAGCAGGAAAATCTTGAGAATGTTTTGAACACCAAAGACTTTACTACATACTCTCCTGCTGAATTATTGATGCGTGTGGGGAACGCATATGCAAAGGTTCAAAAGGATTATACCAATATGATAAGAGAGTATTCGTATAATCACGGCGACCTTTCGGACTTACACCTATGATGGTAAATACCACACCGGGTGTACCTATTGACGCAGAGGTTCTTCATAATTATTTCAGGCGTCTCGTAAATCATTTTTTCAAGATTCTCCCCATGCGAGAAAACAATGAAGAATCTTTGACAACATATATGCAAAGTTTACAGGTTGAGTTACTTGGATGTAAAGGTTTAATTACCGCAATACACGATGACTCAAACTACCTAACAATATTAGCAATCTTACAGTATTTAATTGATAACCCCGATTGTAGTGTGTCGGAAGTTAAGCGCGAGGTCTTTCGCGCTATTTCTATTTGTAACAAACTTCAATCAAAGTTCTTATCTGAGGGGGTGTCGCTGTGAGTATTTGGGATTCTTATGAAAGCCGAATAGCCGCAAGCGGACGCTCCAAACGCGAATCTGTATTGCGTAGAGAACTGCATATGCTTTCCGCAAAACTATCTGACAGCTTGTCGTTTCATTCTGTTGAGATAGACAATGCCACGCAGGAAGTCGCTATCACAAACTCAGACAACCTTAACGAAAAAACAATTTATTCTCTCCCGAGTGATGTGGTTAAGGGTGGCGGGTTAGTGAGCTGGATGAACAATCACTGGCTCATTGTAGAATGTGATGCCAATACAGAGATTTACACCAAGGCAAAGATGCGTCAATGTAATCACTTGCTTAAGTGGATTGATGCCGACGGAAAGACACATGAACAGTGGTGCATTATTGAGGATGGTACTAAGTATCTCACTGGCGAATACGAAGATAGAGAATTTGTAGTAACCCGTGGTGACTCAAGAATTGCTATGACCATTGCAAGAAATGAAGATACTGTTAAGTTTTGCAGGGAGTCAAGGTTTTTAATCGACGACCCCGAGTCACAAGAAAAACTTTCATACTTACTCACTAAACCGTTAAAAGTCGGTTGGGTTTATAACACGGAAGGTGTTTACTCGTTCGTTCTTCAGGAAGTTGTTTCTACCGATGACGACAATCACGAGCTTGGTATTGCGGATTACTATAAGTACTTCCCAAAAGACCCATCTCCTACTCAACCCGATAATGAAGAAAGTATAGTTGACCCCGAAAACAATATTGATGAAGACGGAAGGCAGGTGTGGTTATAATGGCTATCGAGCAACTCGACGAAATGTTTGATTATAAAAATCAGCTAATGGAAGATTTGCTTACCAACAAAGATATCGTTGCACTTATAGACGATAGTGTTGAGCTTAAAAATGCCAAGAAACTTGTCTACAAACAAGTCTTCCCGTATGAATATATACCCACAACAATCGAGGAAGGTAAAACCTTCATCTGCTGTGATGTAGATATTCAAAAGGCTGTAAACAAAACATACTTACTACCCACTCTGTATGTGTGGGTGTTTACACATAAGAGCAAGTTGCGTTTGCCGGAAGGTGGTGTCCGCACAGACAAGCTTGTTTCTAAGATAGCGGGAGCTATCAACGGAAGTCGATACTACGGGCTTGGAGAATTGGATTTCTATTCAGCAAAAAGATATGCCCCTATGACAGACTTTCAGGGTAAGGTTATGACATTTACCGCTACAGACTTTAACAGGTTACATAACCCCAATAAGCCCACACCGTCAAACCGAAAGAAAGGTTAATGATTAGGTATGGCAACAAGAAATCTTTTGTATAAACGGAGTTATGCGATAAATGATTCCATCAAGATAGTAATCCCAACTGTTGGCGAAGTTATCGACTGTGAAGAGGATTACTACAATATTGTTTCTGTTTTAACAGCTATGCCCATTGATATGATGGTTCAGCTTGATGATGCTGGCGTAGACTTCACATCCATTACTGATTACGATTTGTTCCTGTTGATGTTCCCCGGGATAAGAAAACAGGATACAAAGTTAATCTTTGGTGATTTGGATTTAACAAAATTCAAACACACCATCAGCGAAGAAAACGGAAACATAGTTCTCCGCGACGAGGAGCACAAAATAACAATCGACCGTGCCATTCACGGCAAAATTGCAGGAACATTGCGTATGATTCACCACCTCGAAAAGAACAGGCGTAAGCCTGCGAATCCGGAAGCAAAAGAATTTATGCTTGAACGAG